AACCTTCGGCAACCAAGTATTCAAGGACAGCATCAAAGATATCAAACTCCTCTCTATTTAATTGCTTCTTCTCAGCAGGAGTTAAAGCACCTCTTTGTGCTCCTCTTGCTGCTTGCTTTGCTTTTACCTTAGGGTCATCAGACTTGTGACCATAACCATGAAGACCAGGAGAGGATGAAGTGGTCTTACGGAAATCACCTCTCTGCTTTCTAGCAAGATCTTGTCTTTGCTTTGCTTTCTTAGCATCACCGAAAGTAGATTTCTTCTCTAGTGCCGATGCTCTGTCAGCTGCTTCGCCACCACCAGTTGACTTAGCAATTTTCTGACGAATAGGAGCCTCGTCATAACCACGCTTTGCCATTGCGGTCGCTTCATCAACTTCTTGAGGAGCATAAACTTCGGAATATGCTTCCACCAAATTTCTAAATTCTTTGCTATCCATTAGAAAATCGTAATATTCTTCTAAGGATATTTATAAAAAAAACCCTTGCGGGTCTTAGTGTTTATTCAACTACTTGACCGATTGCATCATCAAGGTCCGCAATCACTTCACGAAGTTCAAAGATACGAGTTGGAGTGCTTACAATATCACTCGTGTATCCTTTTTGTGCTTCAAAGAGGACTTGACGAACTGCAGCAGCAGAACGCACATCCATTTCAATAGTTACTTTACTCATTAGATATCTCCCTCCTTACGATTTTCAGAACGCTCAATACTAAATGCACCTTCAGGATAACGAGCACTCAGTTTCTCAAAGTTCATTTGGATTACTTCTTCAAGTGAAATATCAAGTCCAAGACAAGCTTGAGAAACATACCACATAATGTCTCCAAGTTCACGCTTCAGGTGAAACAGATTTTCTTGATTAACAGGTTTACCTTGGAAAACAATTTTCTTTACAATCTCAGTAAACTCACCTGCCTCAGCAGACATTCCTACAGCGGCAGTAAGCAGTCGCTCGGTAGGAAATCCTTGAATTTCAAGGTCATTGAGTCGGTCAGCAAATTCAGAGAAATTTTTACTGGGTTTCGATGTGGTTGTATCAACAAACTCAACGTACTTATTAAGATCGATAGTCATATTAAAATTTAAATCCTTCAAACGACTTTTTGGGTTTTCTTTCTTCATAATCATACTCGTCTTCTTTAGAAGAGTCAAGTATTTCCTTTTGTGCAGATTGCTCTACATCATACAATCGCATCTTGGCACGATCAATACCAATCACAAAACGCTTATGAATGGTTGGATCATTATATCTGTTCTTAAGTTGCTTAACAAGAATCTGACCAAGTTCTTCAAGTTCCTCAGTAGAAATCAGGGCGAACATTAAGTCAGCAGTTGCGGGAAGACCAAAAGACTCAGAAGTATCTGTCAGTTCCACATCAGAAGAACCATACCCAGAACGAGTAGTCTGTGTAGCACTCACAATAGGAACATTAAATTCCACAGCAAGACCACGAAGTTCTTCTGCAATTGCTTTTACAAAGGTATAAGAGTTAATGTTGCTATTTCCTTTGTAACGTGAAGAAGCACATATATTCAAATAGTCAATAAAGATAATGTCTGGTTTAAATGCTTTCTTCAAAGCAAGTTCATTTAAAAGTGACTTAAAGTGCCCAGAATGAGCTGAAGCAGTGGGATACTCCTTGATGATTAGAGTTCCTTGTGTTTTCTTTGCGAGATTATTTACTTTAGTCTCAAAAACGGACTTAGGAAGTTCTGCAATATCTTTAATGTTTACGTTGAGAAGATTTGCGTCAATTCGTTCAGCAATCTTCTCTTCTGCCATTTCAAGCGTAATGTACAATACATTCCGTCCTTGGAGCAACACGGAGCTAGCGAAGTGGCACATAAATAAAGACTTGCCGACGCCCGTACCAGCAAGTGCGATGTTGAGAGTCTTGCTAGGTAAACCACCTTTGGTAATGCGGTTAAAGTATTCGAGATCAAATTCAATTTTTTCCTCCGTTCTGTGATATGAATTGTATCGTTCCTCATAGTCCTGAAGATAATCGTGTCCTACGTGATTGTCAAAACTTACTGCAAGAGCATCTTGAAGAATAGAGGGAATTGCATCCGGAGATTTATCTCCCTTACCATCAGCAAGTTGAATTGATTCCATAAGTGCAAGATAAATTGCACGGTCTCTACACCACTTTTCAGTAGTGTTAACCAACCAATTGAACTCAACAGGCACATCTTCAAAATGATTGATCAGATGAACAAGTTTTTGAAACTGTTCTTGATTAATATCATTCCTTTTTTCAATTTCAATACAAAGAATTTCTTTTGATGGAACTTCATTGTATTCCAAAACAAATTTAGATATTTCTTGGAATACAACTTTTTGTTGTTCATCCTCAAAATATTCATCCTTAATAAAGGGTAAAACTTTTCTTAAGTACTCTTCATTGTAAATAAAATTTCGCAGAATTAAAAACTCAATTTTTTCCATTACTTATAGTGAAGATAGGTGCTCATTATGTACTTAGTATTGCTTACTGGAGCTACTCCTTTATGGGGATACATCCACATAGGAGGAAACACAATCATCGTTCCAGTTTTAGGTTTAATAGTCAAATCATCAAAGATAGTTTCACCTCCTTCATTTACATCATTTAAATACCAAAGAAAAGAAAGAAATCTACGAGCACTTGAATAATCTTGAACATCTACGTGCGTATCAAAGGCATCATTACCATCAGTATTATACCTCTTAATACGAAATTGTTCAAAGTTGTTTTGTTCGGGAAAACAACGAGAATCTACAAACTCATAGTATTTTTTCTTATGCTCAAGAGTTACTTTAATCAAATAATTATGAAGATTGTTCACTTCATCAGTCATCTTACAATTTTCCGTGAGATTAAACTGCGTGAAGTTAGGTTTTCTTTGATTATCAACTCTCTCTTGTTTATCTGAGTTACTCTCAAACAAATCTATTAAAGTTTGACAAATGTGAGGTTCTAAAACGTTTTCGTGAACGTGAATTAAATCATTTAACTCAACAGCCATAACTAAACTCTTCTCTTGCAATCTCATCCAGTTTCTGCATCACTTCATCAGTGAAATATTCTTCTGGATTTGCAAGGATTTGTTTGGCATAGATTTTCTTACCATCCATTTCGTAGCGTCCTGCTACATTCTTCCAGAGTCCACCAATCTCACCAAGTTCCAGAAGACCATAGTAACGATCAAGACCGCGCTCATCATAATAAAGACGGACTTCAACATCTTTGTTCTCCTTACTCAAACGCGACTTAGCAGTCTTAGCTTTGATAATATTGCCGACCACTTCTGTTCCATCCTTTTCTTTCTTTTTGCTGAGATAGATGATCGTAGAGGCTGCATACTTGAGTCCACTGCCGCCACCCATTTCTTTAGTTGGTACGTAAGCTCCGATAACGTCATAAGTGTGATTGGTAACGATCATTGGGATGTTTGCTTGACCAAGTTTAAGAGTGAGCATTCTAAATGCTCCTTTTACAAGTTGTGATTTGGTCATATCACGCACTTGCTTGTCGTTCAGTGCATCAGTAATTTCTTTCTCAGTAGAAAGCATACCAAGAGAGTCTAGCACAAACATACAAGGTTTGCGGTCTTCTACTGGTTTCTTAAGGTAAATATCTACCGCTTTAAGTGCTTTACTACGAAACTCCTCAATTGTAACAACATTAACAACAACAAGACGAGAAGTATCAATTCCACGAGACTCTACAAGTGATTTGGTAATAGCAGCTTCAGTATCAAAATAGAGACAATACCCATCGGGATTGGTATCAAGAAAATTCTTAACAACGGCGAGGCTGAAGAAAGTTTTTCCAGTAGAAGACTCTCCAGCAATAGCAGTAATCTTGTTCCCAGATACACCACCAAATATGCTACCTGAAACCAGTGCATTAAAAATGTACGAACCCGTGTCAACATATCTCTCAGTTTCATCAATATCTGAAGCAAGTTGTGTATACTCACCACCAATCTCTTTTACAATATCTTTTAAAAAGTCCATAATATCCTCCAAGTTTAATCAGTATAACATCAGGAGAAGAAAGAATCAAGAGTTGTTTTTCTTTCATAATCCCACCCAATAGCATTCAAAATAATTTTCAAAGGTTCAAGAAATCCTTTCTCAAACTGAGTATCATAATCTACATATTGTGTTAGATTTAACTCTTTAGGAAAATCCTGAATAAAAGAAATTACATTTTCGTGAATTGGATTTGGTTTTTTAAGATAACAAAATTTAATCTTTTCTCCGTTTTGTATAAGTGAATATCGATTAGTTAATTTATTCTCTTTAATATAGTAATTGAAAAGTAATGCTCCCCTAACGTGAATGGGTGTTCCTTTACCACTATCCTTTATGTAAATTGTAGAAGATGATTTCCATTTATCAATATTTGATGCTGAACGAGGAAAAGATACTTCTTCTGGAGGAAGTTTTTTAAACTCACTTCTACATTTACCGATAAAATCTATCACGTCACTTTCGGATCCATTCATAAGAATCTTGAAAGAATCCTTCAACATCTTACGACAAGGTGCTGGAGTAGAAGATTTAATTGCCTCAATGCCTTTGATCTTCAGTTTGGGTTCTTCATATCGAACACCTTCACTGTCCCAAACACTAAGGATATATCGCTTCTTCGCGGTCCAAATACCACGCTCAGCAACACACTCACGCTTCATAAACATTTTCTGGTCATAAGCGTTTACATAGTCAGCCAATTCTTGGTAAGAACTTTCAATATACTTTTCAAATTCCACCTGACAGACCTTATCAAGGAACGAAACAATGCTTTGAGTAGTTTTCTCTCTTCCTTTGAATACATTTTCAACCAAAGGGCCCATATTAATATACAAAGAGTCAGTATCAGAAGCAATAACATAATCTTCACCGTCAGTTTTAAGAATCTTATTTAGATAAGAGTTCATTCTATTCATAATCCACTGAATAGAAACTTGTCCAGAAAAAGTGATTGCTTCAGCGTTTGCTAGTTTGTAATAACGGAAGTATTGGTTACCAATCGCACCATAAGCAGAGTTAAGTTGAATCTTTCGTGCCATCTGAATGTTGTTACAGCGGGCGATCTCTTTTTCTAACTCTTTTGTTCTTTTCTTCTCATATTCTTGTTCAGCTGCAAGCATCTTCTTTTTATAGATGGTACGATCTTTATAGATTTTTTCCATCAATTCTGGTAGGAATCCACGAACATCTTTGCGATACATTGCACCATTAGCACATACCGCATAGTCCTTATACATTTCAAATGTAAGTTCTTTGTTCAAGATTTTATCTACATTTACATTTGGGTGCCTATCATCAATCAGAGTTTCTGGACTGATGTTGTATTGCATAATCAAGTGTGGATATAGAGAGTTCAAGTCAAAAGAGACTACCCAATCATATACACCAGGAATTGGTTCCTTTACATAAGCACCAGCATACTTCTCATTCTTTTCAGATTTGTCTTTGGGGGGAATTACAATATTCTTTTTCTTGAGATAATTGTAAATGATGTTGTCCCACATCCTTACTTGAGAAAACACATCTTCATAGTTTACTTTGGCGTCATATGCCATAGTAAGAGCTAGTTCAATGAGTTTCATCTTATCTTCAAGACGATCAACAAGTTCTACGTCAACAATGTTATAGTCAACAAACTTGTTCCATCCTTTAGTATAAAAATCTTTAAAAGTATCAAACTCAGAGTGATCAAGTTTTTTCTGTCCTAGTTCGACAGAAGCAATGTGATCCAAACGATAGGATTCTTGAGCAGAGTAAGTAAACTTCTTATACAAATCCAAATAATCAAGTTGAGTCAAACCGCCAACATCAATTCGGATTTGTTGTCGATTATTTGCCCAGACCTCAGTTTGAGTAATAAGACCCCAAGGAGAAAAACTTTTCATACGCTTTTCCCCAAGAACTCTAGATAACCTACCCACGATATATGGGATATCATAAAACTGAATGTTCCACCCAGTTACTACTTCAGGTAGATTATTATCCCAATAATAAAGAAAGGCATTTAACAGAGCATACTCATTTTCACACTCAATATACTTAAGATCCGTTCTATTATGTTTATATGGACGTGTTCCCCAAGTAATAATTTTTTTAGTTGTGTAGTCTTGAATAGTGATTAGAAGAATTTCTTCATCACAATTTTTTGGATCAGGGAATCCATTCTCAGAAGCAACCTCAATATCAAGAGTAACTAATTTGATTTTACTAATATCAAATTTAATTTCATCTTCAGGATATTTGTCAGAGATGTATTGATAGACGTATCTATCGTGCCCGTAAATTTTAAAGTTTTCTACCCCATCATATTTTTTGTAGAATTCTCTACAATCTCTAACTGTACCGGGTTTTATTTCCTCAACATATTCCCCTTCAAGGGTTTTGAACTCTGTTGGTTTATTTGATTTTACGAAAAGAGTAGGTGAATACTCTTCTTTAAACATAACGTGCTCACCATTATCATAACCACGGACTAGGAATTGGTTCCCGATCATTTGAACGTTTGTGTAAAATCGCATCACTTAATAAGATTTTGATATTTTTCAAGAAGGGTTGGTTTTGGTTCCGCAAGAGTCAAAATCTTATCGGAATGAATCATAAATGTATTTTGACTTGTGCAATCAATCAACCAAGGAGAAAGTGTCCCATCATCATCCAATACAAATGGTTCAACAAGTTTACAATCTGGTTCTCCAAGATCTGTTGGAACTTCTTCAATCTGAGTCAGTAAAGTTAACTGATTCATCAATACTAATAGCTGGACGTTCTTTTGTGTCATTTTCCAAAATAGCCTTTACGTAATTTTCTGCAAGAGAATCAATTGGATCAACCAAAGTGATAACCCAATCAACAACCACAGGAATTTTTTCCTGTTTAGATAGTGGCATCCAAGGATATAATTTAATATCTAACTTTGAACTACTGTCATTCTTTCTTTTATTTGAAGAGTTCAGAATCATAATACAAGGTTTGGTCAAATAATAACCAATCACCTTTTGATCTCCTTCTTCTCCAATCACCATTTCTTGAACATCAGAAATCAATGTTTCTCCGTTTCTGGTGAGGACTAATTTTACTGTCATAATACTCCCATACCTCTTAGCATTCTACCAATAAAAAAAGGAGGAGTCAACCTGGATTTTGCCAGGTGCTCCTCGCGCCGACGATATTCAAATCTATTTATTCTCCACCGTTTCCGCCGCCATTACCACCACCATTACCATTACCTCCAGCACTTGAAGAGGATCTTTTGGGAACTGCTCGACCAGCACCAATATTAGTTACTCTATTTTTATCATAAATTTTATGAGGTTTTGCCATCTTAAAACTTATCGTCTTTAATTCGGATATAAACTGGCGGAAAGTTTTCATTATTTTTTTTTATTTTATTTAGAGATAGTCTTTTCTCTTATGATGTTCGGGAACAATCTTTTTCAACTGGACAGACAAGAGTCCGTCTTCAAAGGATACATCTGCGACTTCTGTATCGTCTGCAAGAGTCCACGCTCTTTTGAAAGATCGTTGAGCCAGTCCCTTATGGACGTAGTTGGTATCGGATTCCTTATCCTCCTTTTGTCCCTCAACGAAAAGTTTTCCATCTTGCGTATAAACATAGACTTCTTTCTTTTTGAATCCAGCGAGAGCAAGTTCAAGTCTTGATTCTACGTTACTAACTTGAACGAGATTATATGGTGGATAATTAGAGGTAGTTTCGTGAAGATGAAATAAACGATCAAAATATTCGTCCATTCCAATGCTATTGCGAGTGATCCTTTCCATTAATGCAGGAAGATCCGCAGCAGTATACCTTGTCAGGTTAGTCATTTTAGTAGCTCCTTAAAAAGCGAGGTTTGAATGTGTGATCCCAATAAGGCGATCAATATTATTTAATCACAAAATAAAAATAATAACAAGTTGAAAACCGAACATATTATTATGGT